GTTTCATTAGCGATCTACTAGGAAATCTAAAAAATCAGCCTATTCCAACATTGGAGCAAGCTCAAACTGGTTATACTACGGTAAGTAATTTACATGGCATTTTCTACGATTATGATAAGGCCGAAGTGACTATTTCTTATAAGGTAGTACCGGATATGTATGAACCCTATACATTGAGCTTTGTACAGTTTCAAGCTGTACTAGAAGGCTTATTAACCTTGCGCCGCAATCAAAAGTGGCAAATGCAACATAATAAATAAAATGAACCCCATAGGTAGTAATGCCTATGGGGTTTTGTGTTTCGATAATTATTCTTAACATCTATATATAGAGTTGTCGATGTGTTATAATGAATTGATATAAAATATAAGCTATAAAATACTATATTTAGTGCTATTTATTCTTAAAACGTCATAAATTCGTCAAAAATAATTAACCGAAAATATCGGCAACCTTATCAGCTGCCTTTATGCGCATATCGTCAGAAAAATGAACATAGGTTTTTAATACCGTTTGTAGGCTATCACCTAATAGGGCGGATACTGTTTTTATATCCACGCCGTTCGATAATAATTTAGTTGCGTATGTATGGCGTAGATCATGAATAGAATTATCTGGTAAAAAACGTTTCATCATTTCAGATGCTACGCCGCTACTGCTTATGCGCATATTAAATAATCTATCATTCGTGCATGTTTCCTTATATTCCAGCAATACGCTTTTCAATACTGGCGGTATAGGTAATTGGCGATAACTATTTTTAGATTTAAGGGGTTTCATGGAGTATACGTTATAATCAATCGCCCCGAATTGCTGCACTACGTTTATTGTATTGTTATCCAAATCCACATTTTCCCAAGTAAGGCCGATTATTTCGCCGTATCTCATGCCAGTATATACTGCTATACAATATAAAATATAATAGGTGTAATTTATTGATTTCACGCCAGATAAAAACATTTCTGTTTCATCATCTGTTAGTGCTTTTATTTTTGCTGGTTTACTATCTGTATATCGTGGTATTACCTTTAATTCATTAATAGGTAGTATCTTATATGGCAGTACGGCATAGCTGAATAATCGTTGAATTATACCCAATGCAAGGTTTTTTGAAGCCGTTGAGTATGATATATCATTCAATACGCGTTTAACGTGATACGGCGTAATATTCGTTAATTTTTCATTATGTAAAGGTTTAAAAAAGTCGAATGTATTCCGGTAGGTTCGCAGCGTGTTAAATGTTTTAGGCGCATTTTCGCGCATGTAAATATTGAAAAAATCAATAAGAGTTATATTTTTTAGACTATCATCGGTTGCGGTGATAGTCTTTTTTAGTTTATCAATGATCGTTTGAGCGTGGATTTTTGCCGCCTTTTGCGTTTCAAAACCCTGTTTAGACTTTTGGCGCCAACGGTTGCCGTCCTTGTACGAAACGATACATTGATACCCTTTATCCTTTTTTCTTATGGTTATATTGCATTGCATCGTTTAATTCCTCTATTGAATATTTGGCTATGTAATGCGCGGCAATACATAAAGCCAATAATATAATTGCCAGTATATATCTGTGTTCTTGCCACGGTATAAGGCCTAAAGCCAAGCCAATAATTAAATAAATAATACTTTGATAAAAAGCTACATTAATTGCATCTTTTTTACTCATGATATACCCCTTTATTTAACAATATATGCGCGAATGTATCCGCATCATGTTCCAGTTTTGTACGTAAATCCGCATCTATTTCCTTAAATAAATCATAATCCTTATGAAGAAATATATGCCCTAATTGATGCGCAAGCGCTATACGCTGCTGCTTCCTACTTAACCGGCTATTAATAATAATAGCCTTTTTAATCTCCGGTTTAATCTGTATACCGCTAACGCAAGCCGGCAACGGCTTATATATAACTTTAATGTTTAATTTACTTGCTATGTGGCGCGGTTCGTTTGAGCCGTGCGAATTAATCAAATCTAAGACAAAAGAACACATATTGAACATGCTAACAATTCCCCTTGAATATTATTAATCGTCTAATACCGCTTTTAACACTTTGGATATTTTAGCTTTTTGCGATGCCGTCAATTCACGATCACCGTAATAACATATCAAAGCATTATCCGTAATTTTCTTTAAATCAATACAATTATCTTGCTTTTTGACTTTGGGTGTTCCCTCTACGCCCTCAGTAAAATAAGAGGTTGGCACGTTGAAATAATCAGCCAAAATCTTAACTGTTTTTAAACTGGGTATAGAATTTTGGTTTTTCCAACGTGAAATAGTACTTTGAGCAATGCCAGTTTCCTTTGAAACTTGATACATGGAAACGCCAGTTTTTCGCATTGCATCGCAGAATTTTTGGTAAAACATATTTAACCTCCGCAAACTATAAATAAATATTTATAAAATTTACGAAATGTTTATTGGACTACTTGCGGAAACGCACGTATAATAAAGCCATAAGGTAGTTGCGAAAACGCAAGCAATCTTATAAACAATCGTTTGAGTTGTAGCAAGTGGTGAAAGGTGAAATATTTATTACTTGCTATAACGCAAGTATAACATTTTAAATGAGGGGGTGTAAACCATAAAAACAACAGTAAAAAACATTTTCCAGTTAATGGATAAACAAGGCGTTACCGCCTATAAATTATCTAAAGAAACGGGAATTAGTGAAAGCGTGATATCACGTTGGAAAAGCGGCGAACAATCGCCAAGTATTAGCAGCCTTGTAAAAGTGGCGCATTTCTTTAATTGTGGTTTATCTGAATTGATGAAAGGGGTTACTAAATGAAACTAACGTATACCGTAGATGAAACGGCCGAAGTTTTAGGCATATCTAAATCGTCGGTATACAACTTGCGAAACGCTGGCACAATTCACCAGCTAACAAAATTACCGGGCGTTTTATTTTCAGTCAAAGAAATTCAAGAAATAGCCGGATTAGAAACCGAAATAAATGCGGTTAATTACCGGGCGTTAAAAGCAGAAAATGAAGCATTGGCCGAAGAAAACGCAAAACTAAAAAATAGTATAAAAAAAATCACCAGCAATGTACTGGCGATTACGGGGGAATTTGTCAATGACTAGCATTATGAAAATTGTAGGTTTTGTATTGTTGTTAGGTACGCCGGGATCATTAGAGATTGACGTACTAACATTCTATGAAGCAATGTTGCAAGGCCTATTAGGTGTAACGCTGCTATATAGTGGCATCTATATTGATAAATTAAAAAAGGCCCAATAGTAACGGCAATTACTAAAGGGCAGATGCGAAAAGTGAGATTTCAAAGCATCTTAACCACATCATACACGATGCGGGTTAAGGTGGCAAGGTGAAAAATGGATTGGAAATTAAATAAAGAACAAATTTCGGAAGTTGCTGCAATGTATACGGAATTATGTGAAAAAATACCGGATAAAGACGTTTGGTTAAGTTTTAGTGTTAGAAAAGATAATGACGAAAACGGCAAAGTAGTTTTCATTTATGACGTGTACGCAATATTTAAAGACAAAATAATTTATATAAATATGGGTGAATATCGTTCGTTGATGGACTCGCCTATTACGAATGTTGACGTAGAGGAAATTATTGCACATTTGAAAGGTGATAAATAAAAATGAGCAGCATTTACGAATTAAACAAAGATTATGCAGAACTTTCCGCAATGCTTGAAGCAGCGGAAACGCCGGAAGAAATCGAAGCAATTCAAAACACATTAGAAATGCTTGATTTATCCATTGAAGAAAAAATCGAAAACACGGCCAAATATATGATTAATGTTGAAGCCGATATACAAGGCATCAAGGCCGAAATTGATAGATTGAATAAGGTGAAAAAATCAAAGGAAAGCACTATTGAAACCTTAAAAAACAACATTGAATATTCAATGAAACAAAAAGGCATTGAAAAGTTAGAGGTTGGAACGTTCAAAGCTGGTTATCGCAAAAGCGAAAGTGTTGAAATTATCAACCTTGATGTAATTCCGGCAGACTTTACAAAGGTTGAAATTAAAGCCGATAAAACGGCGATTAAAAAAGCACTTAAAGCCGGCGAAGTGGTGGAAGGTGCAGAAATTAAAGTAAACCAAAATTTCTATATTAAGTAGGCGGTGAAACATGGAATTTAGAACACTAAAAGCAAATGAAATAGATTGCCGTATTCAATCACTAAACGAAAAGAACGGAAGTGTAGGCGCAGTAGTGCTGCTATATAAAGATGCACGCGTTGACATGCGACTACTTGATGAAGTTGTAGGCGCAATGAACTGGAAGCGTGAACATACGATCATTGGCGATAGATTATATTGTACAGTCTCAATCTATAACGAACATATCTACGATTGGGTTGGGAAATCCGACGTAGGAACTGAAAGCAATACCGAAAAGGAAAAAGGTCAAGCATCTGACAGTTTTAAGCGCGCATGCTTTAACTGGGGTATCGGTCGCGAATTATATTCCGCACCATTTATCTATATAAACCTACAAAGCGGCGAATGGTACAAAGGCAAGGACGGAAAACCTAAATCATACGCAAAATTTACAGTTAAAGAAATTGAATATGACGAAAATCGAAATATTAGCAAGTTAACCATTGTTGATAGTAAAGGCGCCGTGCGTTACACAATGGGCGGAAGTGCTGCACCTGTTCAAGCAACAAAACAGAAAGAAACGCACGTTAAAGGATACGATGAATTTGTAGCGTTGCAAAAAACTAAAAAAGTACCGCCGGCAGAAATCACAAAATATATTGCAACGGAATTTAAAAAGCCAAAACTTGCATTATTAGATGCATTTGAAATGGTGGCGGCCCTTGAATGGTTGAAAAAATACGGGGAAGAAGAAAACAAAGGTTTTACCCTATATGACAATGACGAACAAGCATTGGTGCATGAAGATGCTGGAGATCGCATTTAATGAAATGGGTAACAAAGGGTATTAACTTAATCAAGTCTATAGGCTGGAACGTATTAATTCCGGCCCCTATAGATGAAATGTTGAGTAAGTTAGACCCTAACATTGAATACATCGTTGAAATCAAACGCAAGGTAAAACGCCGTTCATTAAACGCCAACGCCTATGCATGGGTGTTATGCGAAAAGATAGCGCATGAACTTTCAAAAAACGCCTACATTTCAAAAAATGACGTGTATAAGCGTGTAATTCAAGAAGCGGGTACATTTACCTATCTACCAATTAAAAACGATGCTACAGGGCGATTTATTGAAATTTGGCACGGGCACGGGTTAGGCTGGTACGCCGAAGATGCCGGCCCAGCCAAAACGGAAGGTTATACAATCGTTCGCGCCTATCATGGAAGCAGCGTTTATACGGTAGACGAAATGCGGCGTTTAATTGATGCATTAGTTGATGAGTGCAACCAATTAAGCATACCTTTAGAAAATAATGATTATATCAACTCATTAATAAATGAATGGGGGAACAATGAACAAGCGAAAGAAACTTGATAACGTTCTATATTCCCGTACTAGAAAATGGGCGTATGAACGCGATGAGGGTTTATGCGTACTATGTGGTGCAATGGCAACGGAAGTGCATCATATAGAGTTTAGATCACATGGCGGGTTATCAAATCTTAATAATCTGGCTTGCTTATGCCGTGATTGCCATACAAAAGCGCATGGCGTAGATGCTAAACAAATTAGGGAAATCTTAAAAGAACGAAATGAGGTGGTTGTGTGGCAGAAAGACGAATGATGTCAAAATCAATCATCAAGTCCGATACATTCTTAGACATGCCGGCAACTACACAAAACCTATACTTTCATATGCTGCTTGATGCGGACGATGACGGCTTTATCAACGCCCCAAAATCAATTATGCGAATGATTGGCGCTAAAGATGATGATATGAAAGTACTTGCTGCAAAACAATTTGTTATACCGTTTGAAAGTGGCGTTGTGGTTATTAAAGATTGGAAAATTCACAACTATATTCAGAATGACAGATACAAGCCAAGCACCTTGCCGGAACGTGATTTACTCAATATTCAAAAGGATAAAACGTACACGTTAAAAAGCGATGTATCCAGAATGGATACAGAATGTATACAAACTGTATCCATAGGTAAGGATAGGTTAGGTAAGGATAGGATAGGTAAGGATAGGATAGGTAAGGATAGTATAGATATACTATGTCATGTTTCACATGACGATGTGGATAAATCTCACTTTGAAATTATCGAATATCTTAATCTTAAAACTGGTTCAAAATTCAAACCTACAACTAAACCATATGTACAAGCAATTAGATCACGCTTAAAAGAAGGTTATACCGTTGATGATTTTAAAACCGTGATTGATAAAAAATGCCGTGAGTGGAAAGGTACAAAGTTAGAAAAGTACTTAACGCCTAAAACGTTATTCGCGCCAAGCCATTTCGATACATATCTTAATTCAAACGAAATGGCAGCCATGACGGATACTGAAAAGAAGGTTGCAGAATTAAACGCACTTATTGATGCGGTAGAAAGGGGAACAGATGAAACCGGAAACGTTGAAAGCTACGGGCCAATTATTGATATATGACAAGTTCGATAGTTCAAAAGTTCAAATGTACGCCTACATGCTGGAAGATATTAACCCGGTTACATTGGCCGAAGCAATCAAGCAATGCATTAATACATGTGAATTCGTTCCGGCCGTCGCAACTATTCGCAAGAAAGCGGCGGAAATTTCCGGATACGTAAACTGTAAAAACGAGCGCTTAATAGCGCAAGATGCATGGGAAGTAGTCAGAAAGAAAGCCAGTCAAGTAGGTTATGAAAAAGGCCTTGATGAATTGGAAGGAATAACAAGGCTTGCGGCTAAAACTGTATGGCGTTTCTTTGATCCACGCAATAGCCAAAGTTATAACGAAAGCGCAGCAATGAGCCAATTTTGTAAGGCTTATGAGCAGCTGGCAGCACGGGAACAAAAGAACATGGAAATAGCGGCAAGCATCAAGAATAACGGCCTTTTAATGGAAGCGCGTAAACGTGCAGAACTTAATATGCCAAAACAAGCAGAAATTAAGATGCTAGATAACGGCCATTTGGTTGAGGTTGAAAAATACGAAGCCGTAGACCTTAAAAGAATTGTTAAAGATGCAGATATATCCGAAGAGGGCAAAAAGTTGATTATGGGGGTGCTTGAATGAATAAGAAATACAATTTATTCCCAAAATTAATCGAATGTAGGGAATTGTTAGGGTATACACAACCAGACATGGCAGCTATTGCCGGTGTATCACCAGAAACATACAAGAAGCACGAACGCGGGTTATTTGATTTTAGATTAACGGAAATGCTGGCAATTCAAGAAAATATCAACAATGAATTACAAACGAACTTAACGCTTGATGAATTGTTTAGAATGGAAAAAATTGTTTAAATGCGTTGTATGGAAGTTTTAAGACGTCAATGATAAATCATAAGGGCGAAATAGTAAAAGGGGCAAATTGAGCAAATTTACCCTATAGAATTAGAAAATAGAAAGGGAATTATATTATGAATAGTGTTCAATTATTGGGAAATCTTGCGCGCGATCCGGAAGTACGTTATACACAAACAGGCCGAGCAGTTGCAACTTTCACGCTTGCAGCTAGTAACACGTATATTGATAGCGCAACAAATGAAACAAAAGAACAAACGGCGTTTGTAAATTGCGTTGCATGGGGCAAATTGGGCGAAGCAGTAGGCAACTACAGAAAAGGAAATCGCTTATTTGTAGAAGGTAGAATTCAAACAAGAAGCTACAAAACACAAGACGGCCAAAAAAAATATGTTACGGAAGTTATTGCAAGTTTCGTAGGCGTATCCGCTTTAAATGATGCGGAAGCTGGCAGCAATTTCGATAATTTTGCAGATGATAAAGGGAATGATGAAAACGTTCCATTCTAAGAGGTAAGAATATGCTAGTAAAAAATGAAAATGAATGGTGTTGGTGTATTGGTGAAAATGTAGGTTATCCAGAAAAAAGTATTCACGCTGCCTTAGAAGATTTTGTCGAAACCTATCCAGCTGAAGAACTTCCTATGGTTAGAGTTGGAAATCCATATTACTATGTTCCGAATGTTGATGCAGTCCGTGTAATTGAAAATATTGTAGATTATGATCTTGACGATGAAATAGCGGAATATTCGGAAGATTATCTTTTAGAGGTAAAACAAGAACATATAGACGAATTACAAGATGAATTAACAGACGTATTTCGTAAATGGGAAAAACGGCATGGGTACAATAATACCTCTTTTGTGGTGCTTGAAACTGTAAACCCGTTTGAATAGGTGCGCTATGAAATCGCCATGTAAGGGTTGTGAGTATAGGGCGTTAGGCTGCCATAGTACATGCGCAGCCTACGCAAAATACAGTAGCAACCGAAAAGAAGAAATAGAAACCCGTTATATCCGGGGCGATGTGTATGGGTATGTAAAGGATAGCAACAACCGCATCAAGCGGCGTATAGGTAAATATTAGGAAGGTAAATATGTTACGGATAAAAGTATTTCAAAATGGATCAAATAGAGTTTACAACACTAATACGTTTAAAGAAGGCGATAGTAGAAAAAGCGAATTCTATAATTTTTTAGAAGTTATAACAAATGTTGATTTGGGTAATAAAAAACTTATTGGTTTAGAAGATGCAGTAACAAATACAAAAGTTTTTATATCGCCTATTATGTGTCTAATTGAAGTTGAAGAAGTGGCGGACGAATGAGCGAAGTATATATAGAAAACTGGTTCGCATTGGGTGCTTGCATCTATGGTAAAAAAAACGCAGATGCAGCATTGGCCGCGCTAGGGTTAAGGAAAGAAATAAAACGAAAGCCAGTATACCCGGAAATTGAAGCAAGTGCGCTGGCCGCCTTGCGTGAGAAAGGTTTGAGTGTTCGGAAAATAGCGAACATATACGGCGTATCGTATACATTTGTTAGAAATCGCCTTTTAGCTGCTGGGGTAAGCCTTGAAAGAGTGATGCCTAAGAATGAAATTATCTATGAATATCAAAGGGGGATTGTTAAATGAGTGTAAAGGTAGACATGGGAAACGGTAGAGTTTTTACATGTGAGCAACTAGCCAGCGCATTAACGCTGGTTGTTGGAAACATGATTTTTAAACCAAAGGTAACGCAAGACGGATTTTTAATTACGCTTGAATACCGATATTATAAGGACGGCGAAACGAAACGATTGCGGCAAGTGCTTTCAAAAACGGTAATGAAAGTATTTAACGGAACGGTTGAAGCGTACATTTACAATGTGCGGCAATATATAAAGGCAATTATTGTAAAAGGGGAATTATACGATGAAGAGTGAGCAAAAATGGTTATTACAAGAAATGTATAACGAAGGTTATCGAGATATTAAGATTGAAGGTGTTTATGCGTTTTTCGTAAATCCTACATTTATTGAAAACGGCGGGAATTTTAAGATACGCGATCATACCCCAAGAATTCCATGCAAGATGCTGGGGTTAAATCCTAATACACGTAAATATTCTATTGCATCATTGCTGGGTATTGTGGAATGGGAAAAGGTTCCAGTTGATACGCCAGTTATTGTAAAAAGTGCGTTTGAAAAAAAGAAACTTTATTTTGCTAAATACGAAATTGGGCGTATATATTGCTTTGCTGGGGGCCAGACGTCATGGAGTAAAACAGATGATTATTATTGGTACTATTCAAAAGATGAGGTTTTATTGGCAGAAAGGGTTTTTAATGAGTGTGATTGATATTACATTAAAAGGCCGGCCAGCGACTAAAAAGAATAGCGGACGGATTATATCCAGAAACGGAAAGCCTATTATAATACCGTCAGAAGCCTACAAGAGTTATGAAGATGCTTGTATGTGGCAACTGGCTGGAAAGAAATTACATATATCTGGCATCATCGTTGTTGAATGTAAATACTATTTACCAAATAAAAGAAGCTGGCCGGATTTAATCGGGTTGCTTCAAGCGACTAGCGATATATTAACCAAAGCCGGCGTTATTGATGATGATAAATGGATATGTTCATATGGTGATAGCTGCATAGCCGGTGTTGATAAAGATAATCCGCGGGCAGAAATACGGATTATGGATAGAAAAAATAAAGTATTGGAAGCGTTATTGAAATGAGGGGCAATACATGGAACTACTAAACAGGATTAAACGCATATTTGGATATAAGCGATATAATGCGGACGTTATCAAAGTTAAGCGATGCATACCGGGTGTATTATTGCCAAAAGTTGGCAGCGAAGATGCCGCCGGAATGGATTTTTATCAACCGGAAAGCGTAGTTATAGAACCGCATCAAACGCAATATGTAACGCTGAGCCTAGCGGTAGAAATTCCAAAGGGGTATATGTTGATGTTAGTGCCACGATCTAGCATGAGCAAAACGCCGTTAATTATTCCAAATTCATTTGGGGTGATTGATGCGGACTATAGGGGTGAAATTAAAGCAATTCTACACAATACCAGCGATACGCCGTATTTAATTCAAAATGGCGATAGATTAGTACAGGGGATTATGGTACCAGTTGGCGCATTGAAACTGTTAGAGGTTACACAATTAACCGAAACGGCGCGCGGTGCTGGTGGTATTGGAAGCACGGGAAAATAACCATGATTAAATTATTGTTTGATGCCGCATTGTTATTTTCGCTAGTGATAGCATTAATTAAATTAGTATCAATATTTACGATGTAGTTGATAAGGGGCAATATAAACGCCCCTTTGATACAAATAGGTGAAAGGGGAAATGTGTAATGCCTATTATTGATCCGATGTATTTGTACTTGATTGAGGTACTACATAATATAGATGCTTTAAATCAAATTGTGTTTTTTGTATTGGTAATGCTTGTATGTTTTCTGATGTTTTTATATTTTGTTGAAGTTGAAGCTAGGGAAAAAATACAAGCTAATAAGTCAAAGGTAATAGTATTGTTTATGGTCTTTGTTGGTAGTGGATTAGTAGCGGCATTAATACCTACCAAAGATGCTATGTACAAAATGCTGCTGGCGCATTATGTAACAACTGATAATATCCAATTAGTAAATGATGCAATCAAAGTGAATTTACAGGATTATTTAAACATGTTAGTGGAAACAGTTAAGAACATGCGATAATGAACCATACGGGGGATATATGACGGATAAAGAATATAGAGAAATAGGCAAAGAATTCCTAGAACCGATTAAATTAATATCAATGAAAATCAAATCATTGAAAGAAGATCTAAAGCATTTGCAATCCGATATAACAACGATAGGGGCAGTTGATTATAGCAAGGAACGTTTAAGCGGTGGCGGAACGCCGGACGGGTTAGACCGGCAAATAGTACGGCTTGAAAGCAAACGCGATGCGGTACATAAAGAAATAGGCGCATTAATTGATGAACGCGAAACGGCGGCGGAAATCATCAATCAATGCACCACAGGGAAAACGAATATATTATTAATGCGTGAGTATATAGACGGCGAAAGCGCGAAATATGCGAAAAGTTTCACCGATTTAGGAAAAACACAAGCAGCCGGATTAAAAACACTAGGCCTTATTAATGTAGGTAAATTTTTACACAATACGTATTATCCTAGTATGTATACTGCTAAGGCGGTAAAAGTCGGACTGTACCGAACTACATCGGAATAATACGGAAATGCGATATATAGTATAATTATATTGTCATATGATGCTTAAAAGGTCATTGGCGTAATTCTCCTATATAGAACAATGCACAGGGGAACTTTGGGCCGTTCCCCTATTGTGTATTGTAAACCGATACCGATAAAAAAGAATTCCTTTCAAACATACACAATGCCATTGAGAACAATCCTATCAAATATAAATATGTACTTCCAAGCACAACAACAATAAGCATAATAAACCTAATTTCATGTGATCCATATCGGTATTGGTTTAGAGTATACAACAAAAATGAATAAAGCTATCAGAATATGAGGTATATCCACGGCGATATATCTCATTTTTTGTATAAAAATAACATTTGATTATTGAAAACTGAACATAATGCACATTTTTTTTATTTTAAGAGATATCACCTTCATAGTTTCTAATGTCTTTTCGTGCGGCGTGTTCGGTTTTGAGTGATAAAAAAAAGCCGCTATCTTCTAGCGGCTAATATTTGGCGTATTTGGTTATTCATTTCCTTTTGATACTCATCTATAGTATCGAAAATTGTTTCGCGTAGGTTGAACGCGGCGAACGCATCATATATCGAATTAGTACGGCGGCGGAGTAATTCGCATTTTTCAGCTATATAACGAAGCATCATAACGATATTACTTAAATCGTCATAACCTAGTGTTTGAATAATACCGTCATTGTTGTATTTGATGCTGGTATATGCGGCTTGTAATGTTTCGATATTGTTTAATTCGTTGTATCTGATCGCGTTTTTAATTTCTTGAATAGTCATTTGCATTTTTTTATTCTCCTTTTGGTTAAGTAATTGGCGGTAGTGGTTATCCTACCGCCTTTATTTTGTTATTCGTAGTAGTGGCAAGCAATAACTTCATTTGTGTTATTGTCGATTAATTGCCATTCAAAACCGAAACTCATTGTACTGATGAAATCGGAAGCATCTGTTTTGTTTTCAAATTTCCATGTTTTGTTTGTGTTTACATCTTTAAGTGTTAGCATTGTAAATTCTCCTTTTTAAATAATTGCGTTTTCTGATGTATCTTATGGCTTTATTATACTTGCGTTTTCGCAAGTAGTCAATAGGGAAATTAAAAAATTTTCAAAAAGTTTTGTGAAGGTGGTGAAAAGCTAGTGAATATCATATGTACAAAATCAGAATGTCTAAACAACAAGAAGGGCCAATGCACGGCCAAAGAAATATATTATGACGGTTTATGCCAAACATATTGCACTAGCCAACACGCCAGCAAGCAGCACGCGGGAATATGCCAACGATCACATGGCAGAATGAAAAGCAAAGATAACAACATACTACGATAGGGGGTGAAACAATGGCGAAAACAACATATACGGATTGGGAAGCAGAAGAAAAGATTTTGCTTTTACAAGGCTGGGCACGTAATGGTTTAACTAATGAACAGATTGCCAGCAATATGGAAATAGCAGTTTCTACCTTATGGGAATGGCGTAAGAAGTCGCCCAAAATATCGAACGCCCTAAAAATAGGCAAGGACGAAGCAGATATACAAGTTGAAAACGCATTGTATAAAGCAGCACTTGAAGGAAATACAACGGCTATGATTTTCTGGCTTAAAAATCGACGTTCTAAAGAATGGCGCGATAAGATACAACAGGAAATCACAACAGAAAGCGCCGTTAAGTTGGTTATTGATAATAATGAATTGAGTGATACAGATGAGTAAAACAAATCTGTTTCGCGATGTAATACGGCCAACACCAAAACAAAAAGAATTCTTGCGGGCAGTAAAGAGTAACATATACACGCTATATGGTGGCGCTGCTGGTGGTGGTAAATCGTATATACTCCGTTGGGGTTTAATATGGCTTTTAATTGACTGGTTCATTCAAACAGGAATTAAAGGTATACGCGTTGGGTTGTTTTGTGAGGATTATCCAAGTTTAGATGATCGTCAAATATCTAAAATCAAAATGGAGTTTCCAGAATGGTTAGGAAGCTATAAGGAAAGTAACCATGAATTCACATTGAACGAAGAATTAGGCGGCGGCGTTATTTGTTTTCGTAACCTAGACAAGCCAAGTAAGTATTTATCGAGTGAATTCGCTGCTATTGCTATTGATGAATTAACCTTGAATAGTCGCGACGTGTTTGATTTCTTGCGTATGCGTTTACGCTGGACTGGTATAAGTGATACTAAATTAATCGCAGCAACTAACCCGGGCGGAAAAGGCCATATGTGGGTTAAAGATTTATTCATTGATAGAAATTTCACAAAAGAGATGCAGCCGTTCGCCGATAAGATTGCATATATCCAAGCAAGGGCAAGCGATAACCCGCATCTATCACAAAGTTATATAGATGCACTTAACACGTTACCGGAAAAGCTACGTAAGGCCTATCTGGAAGGCGATTGGAATATATTTGAAGGTCAAGTGTTTACAGAATTTAGAACAGATAAGCACGTTATAGAACCGTTTGAAATACCGCATCATTGGCAACGGTATCGTTCAATGGACTGGGGATATACGAAACCATATGCAGTATATTCCTATGCGGTTGATTATGACGACGTATTATATATTACTGGTGAATATTACGGTTGTAAGCCGGGTATGCCGGATACTGGTACACAGGAAACGGCGCGGGAAGTTGCACAAAAGATAGAACACTTAAAAGACTATCAAGGCGTAGCAGACCCCGCCATATGGCAGCGAACAGGGCATGACGGCCCAACGATTGCGGAAATATTCGCAACTGAGGGCGTGTATTGGGTGCGTGCTGATAATGATAGATTGGCCGGACTTATGCAAGTACATCAACGCTTAAAAGAAGGCAAGCTAAAGATATTTAGTAATTGCGTGCATTTAATACGCACCTTGCCGGCTTTAACTTATGACAAAATCAAGGTCGAAGATGTAGATACAAAGCAAGAAGATCATGCGTATGATGCGGTGCGTTATATGTGTATGGCTAGACCAGTAAAATCAGTTAAACCAGATAAGCCATTTAATGACGGTTATAAATATGTTGATGATAGCGAAGGAGATATAAGCGCATGGGGCGTATGAGTGAAAGGGCGTTACGTGATTACGCCTTTAAGGTTCTAAAATCGGAATATGGCGAACGTGAAGAAAAAGGCGTTATTATTCCGGCTAAGCATACAGATAAAGAACTAGCGGAATTCGCAAAAGCAATGCCGCAATGGCAGTTGGAACAGATGTACGATATGATTTATGGTTCTGAAATGGTGGAGTAATGAACATAGAACAAACAACCTTTGATATATACGAAGCAAAACAAAATGTAAAAAGTGCATTAGCCGCCACGTCAGAATGGCGCAAGGCTGCTGCCGAAGATTTTGCATTTATGCAAGGTAAGCAATGGCAAGACGGCGATTTAAAGAATATGCGCGAAGCTGGACGGCCAGCAATCACGATTAATAGAATTAGACCGGTTATTAATCTGTTATGCGGTTATGCATCACAGAATGAAACAGAACCGGACTTTTTACCACGTTCCGAAGAAGATGATAGAATTAGCCGCGTTGCGAAAGGTATTACAAAATACTGTTTAGACCGTGCGAACTATCAACGCAATAAAGGGAAGTGTTTCCGCGATAAGATTATTTGCGGTTTAGCCAATTACTGGGTAAGTTATGAATTTGACTATACGAAGTTAGACGGCACTATTCAAATTGAACGTGTTTCACCGTTTGATGCTTTCATAGATCCGGAATGTAAGAAAGACGATTTAAGCGATGCGCAATTCGTTGGCCGTTATAGCTGGGAAAGTGCTGCTAAGTTAAAGCAGATTTATCCGGAAAAGGTTGACGAAATCAACGCATTAAAAAGCCGATACGATGAAACCGAACAGGAAGCCGGTATTATTGAAACAGTAGACGGCGAATCGTTATGGTATAGCAGTAATTACAATAAAATCCGTGTAGTGCAGTATTGGTATAAGGAATACAGTAAAAAGAACGTATACATGACAAAAGAGGGGTTAATTGATGAAGCTAACCCGTTGTTTGTTGTATTAATGGCTACAGGCAAAAAAACTACTAGCATACCAGATACTAAAATTAGATATGCAACGTTCGCCGATAGTGTTCTATTGGAAGAAGGCGAAAGTCCTTATAAGCACGGTAAATTCCCGTTAGTGCGTGAATATTGTTACTATACCGGCGAATTGGTAGACGATGAACTAGAACCGGCTGGCGTAGTGCGTGATATTAAAGATGCACAAAGGGAACTAAATAAAAACCGAAGCCAACGCATGCACGTTGTAAACCAACAATCATTAGGCGTTAAATTCTGGCAAGGTCAATTCACGGAACAATTAAAGAAAACTATCAAGAATGATAGTACAAAACCGGGCGCCAATATATTCCTACCGCCGGGCGTTTCATTTGTAGACGGTACGCCGGCAATGGATAGCGGTATTAATATGAGCCTTGAACAACAATCAAGCAATGATTTTTACGCTATTTCTGGCATTACTCCGGAAAGCCTTTCCGGTAGCGTTGGCAGTATGAGCGGCAAGGCAATCGACTTACGGCAATCTGTTACAACTGTTCAAACGGCTGGTATATTTGAACAGTCGAAGGAAGCAGAACGCCAAATTGTTAAATTACTATGGGGTGAAAAGAATGCTCCGGGGTTAATTCCTCAATTCTACAATGAAGCCAAAGCAATGCGCATTATGGGCGATGACGGGCAAAAGGAATTTGTACAGATTGCACCGGGTTTAAATCAACCTATGCAAGAACAGATTTTAACCGATGCATTAGGGCAGCCGCAGCGTGATGCGGAAGGCAACCCAATCAAACAAGTTTTATATGATCTATCCGCCTTTGATTTCGATATCGTAATTACTACAAGCCAAGCAAGCGCAACGGCAAGACGTGCTAACCTTTATCAATTATTGGAAGCTAAGAAGTCCGGCGTTGATATTCCTATGGATATTATCCTTGATTTCATGGATTTCCCAGAAAAAGAAACGGTTAAGAAACGCATGCAAGAAGCAGCAGAAAAGCCGGCGTTACCAGAATTGCGCGTAAGTGGTTCACTTGATGATATGCCAGCGGAAGCATTGAGTATGTACTTGCAAACGCTGGGCGTACAGATTTCACCACAACAAATTATGGCGGAACGGTTAGCCTTGAAAGGTAAACAACAAAACATTCAAAATGCACCGCCAATTTCACCGCCTATGAACGATTTAGGCACTATGTAATATAAACTATCAACACAATAATAAACGCTCCGTAATGGGGCGTTTTTATACATTTCGCCCTAAGTAACGGCGTTAAAAGGCTTGCTTATACATTATCGCCCGGCAACGGCGTTAAACTGCCATATTTCTTTATTCGTCCGGCAATGACGTTAAAAGGCTAAGGAGTATTAGATATGGAAAAAGATTTAGTTAATATCGAAGATGCTGGTTTCACTCCGGAAGATTTAGAAAATGCGGGCGTGAACGTTGAAGATCATACCGAAGAAACGGATACACAAGAAGCAACACCAGATGAACCCTCTACAGATGATGCGGCCGAAAGTGATGCGAATGATGCGGAAGTAGATGCAGCGGCGCCGAACACTAACGAAGAAGAACCGGAACACGAAGAAAACCATACAAACGATAACAATCTAAAAGCGGCACTTGCACAGGAACGCGCAAGACGTAAAGCGGCCGAAGAACGCGCAAGACAATTTGAAGCGCAACAAAGACCAATTACATTGCCAGATAGTGAAGTATCTGATATCCGCGACTTTGTACGCCGTGAAGCATTGAAACGCTTTAATTTAACGGCGGAAGATTTAGAAAGTCTTATGTTTGAAGATGTAAACAAATATAACGATTTCATTCGTTTTGAAGCTAACGCAGAATACACGATCACTAATCAACAGTTAGCAGTACACCAACAAAGACAAACAAATCTAAATTTCGTAAATGAAATTAAATCATTACCAAATTTCGGGGAACTATATCAACGTGGATTGGAAAAGCTAAACGGAATGACGATGCGCGATGCGCAACCGATTAACGATGCTTTTTATCGTGTTGATGTTGGCGAAGGTACGCAAGCCGATTTTGAAACTATCAGAAATTTTGTAACAGAACTGCAAAATGAACGGGCAATGAATACCGACGTTACAAACAACCCGTTACAGGTGGCCGCAACGTTGCCAAAGGCTGGCGCGTTAAACGGTGGCGTTCCTACACCTAACAAGGTAACAGAAGAAGATATTTTGAAAGCGTATCAAACAGGCAACCTTGATGCATTGCCGGACGATATACGCAAATATTTTGACGAATTATAAGGGGTAAAATATGGCAGACCAAAGAAACCAAGTTAATATTCCAGCAAATTTAGTACCTAAAGTATGGGCTAAAAAAGTATGGCATGAAGGCGTAAAAGATAGTTATTTTGATAAATTCACCGCAATGGACGGTTCCAATGTAGTACATCAAAACAAAGATTTAGAAAACGTAAAAGGCGATAGCGTAGTATTCGGCTTGATGATGAATTTAACAGGCTCCGGCGTTGAAGGTAACCAAAAATTATCTGGCGCCGAAGATACATTGAACATTTACGATTTTACTGTACAAACTAAATTAATCCGTAATGCGGTGTCTCGTTATGAAGCGGACGACCAAAAAACACAATATGACATGTTAAAAGAAATCAAAGGTGCATTGAAACAATGGCTTGCTGATTGGTTGGATAACAAATTGATGAATGAATTATGTGCAACTCCTTCCTCTTCTAAGGAAGCGGTAGCTGCAAGTGCCGCCGGTACATATGCCAGCATTACGGCAAATGATAAATTAACAACAACTATTATTTCCCGTGCTAAACGTAAAGCAATGATGCACGCGCCAAAAGTACAACCAATTAAAGTTGACGGCATGGATAAATACATCATGCTTGTTCACCCGTGGGCGGCACGTGATTTAAAAGATGATCCAAAATGGTTGGCAGCGCAACAAAATGCAAATGTTCGCGGTTCTAAAAACCCTATTTTCACAGGCGCATTAGGCGAATACGACGGCGTTATTCTTTATGAATACGAACGCGTAGTGTGCGATAATACTGGCGCATCTGGTGCGAATGTATGCCATAACACGTTGTTAGGTAGACAAGCAGCATGTTTCGCAGTAGCAATACCAGCTAAACACATTGAACAAACAGACGATTACGGCAACATTGCTGGTAATGGTATCGCGTTCTATGGTGAAGTTAAAAGAACAAAATTCAATAATAAAGACTACGGCTCTATTCAAGTATTAACTGGTGGCGTTGTAGAACAATAATTTTTGAATTATGGGCGGGGTAATACCCGCCTTTATTCTTATATGGGGTGAATATGAACGTAAAACAAGTTATCAATAGGGCGTTCATGCAGATAGGCGATACACCACAGGAACAATATACTCCGTACCATTTACTGGAGTATTACAACGAAGGCAATCACTTATTAAATGCCCTTATCGGTCAGTACTGCCCTAGTTTGGCACAGGCAACGCACGAAGATAACGGCACCGGACGGATTACGCTGCCCGGTCAATGTATCAGCGTGTTAAATGTCAAAGCCGATGATGCGGACGTACAGGCCTATCATGTATTGAATTTACAAACGATAGTATTTGATGCAGATCATGAGCAGAAAATAACCGTTGATTATATAATGACTGCTGGATATAAGAAGCTAGATGATGAAAGCGGACTACCGGCAGAATTAGAAACGTTATTAGTTGATTACATCGTATATAGGGTTATGAACCTTGATATTTCCGGCGTAACGGCGAATATGGTTAATGCGTTGCAATCCATTAATGAAGGTTTGGGGAATAATGAAAGCGTAATAGCGGAAGGGTACTGGAATTATGGTAGTAAGCGAATTGATTACGCTGGTTAATGTAGAGTCTAACGAAATATTAGATGAACAGTTGGAATATATCCAATACATTAACGCAGCTATTGACTGGCTAACTACTATTCTAGTTAGCATTAAGGATAGGGAAGTAGTTAAGAATACGGATATACCAAATCTAAAAGGCGTACCGTCCGACTTCATGGGGTTTGTTCCTAAGAGTGGTTATCCTATCCGCATCATTAACGGAACGTTTGAAACCTACGACGGGGAAACAGTTAAAGAAGTATTTTATAGCGTACGGAAAAATCACGTTGACGATCTAGACGACCCTATTCCGTTCTCTGAATTCTTTCATCAGTATTTAGTGCAGCTTATATCTTTCATGGTTAAAAAGAAATCGCTTATGACGGATTATGCTGCTTATGATAAACAATTCATTGACTACATAACGGAACAGATTAAGGCGGCAAGAGGTATAGCATAATGGGCGTTAAACAGGTGGCAACTACGAACGGGTTCCGGCTGGGCCTTGATTGGAGTAACCCGCCGGAAAATATCGACGTGCAAGCGCTAACACAGGCGCAACAATGCGAATTCGATAGAACAGACAACGCACTCCGTACCGTTCCGGGTATTCGTGTATTGTATGATTTTGGACTACCAATAGAAACGCTATACCATGATGTGTATCGTAATAAGTGGTACTTTTCTAGTGGCCGAAATTTGTATGAAACCGATTTTAGCGGTAATACACTATTAGGCACATTAAATGGTACCGAACGGCCGAAATATCATGCGTTTGGCGGTGATATTCTCATAGCCAGCGGCGATAAATTGCAAGCCATTTCCGGTGCTGGGAAGTTATCCACTATTGAAAGTCCGGCGTGTGATATAGTATCAAGTCATTCCGGGCGCGTGTTGATTGCATCGACTAATTCGCATAGGTTGAATTGGTCGGCAGTTGGCGACTACAACGCATGGAACCATAACAGTAACGATGCATCTAGTTCGCAATATGTGGACGTTGGATATAAAGACCAAGGCAGCATCATTGCGATTGATTTCTTATCACGTGCAATTATCGTATACAAAGAATACGGGCGCGTGTATCAAGTAATTGGCACGCCAGATGCGCAAAATTTAACCGTATATCCTTTATCCTCTACCGGTTATTGTAGTGGTGCAACGGTAAGCGTTGATGATCGTAGTTACTATTTAGGCAATCAAGGGTTCATGTCTTTCATGCCTACAAATACCTATGCAGAAATACAACCGTTTGAAACTGGTTTAAATATCAACTCTTATCTATTGAAGTACATAACGAAAGATTGCGAAGTATGGCATATATCCAGCCGTAAGCAAATTTGGATAAAACCATATAACGGCGATACTGTATTCATCTATCATTACTTGCCACGATATGAGGACGGAAGGGGCGTTTTCACATCAAGAAAATTCACGCATAACATCAATGATGCGGTGAATGTGGATAAAGAAGTATATATAGCATACGGCAATAAGATTGGTATTCTTGATGAAACAATAGATACCGACGATACGAGACAAATCCAAACATCAATTATCAGCGGCAACAGATTGGCAACACGTCAATTTGTGTTGATTATGAACTATAATTTTGTAACGCATAATCTTATTCCCGGTCATGGCACTATTGGCATATCGAATAAGAAGCCTAAGCCGATTAACTTTTCAAGTAAAGCAACCAAAACATACTATGCGAATGAAAAGCTATACGAAGCTAAAACATTAATGAATATTAATGAGTACACGAAGGCGTATAAAATTGGCGGCGGTGCAAATCGTAATGTACAATTTAAAATCAATGTTCAAAAGGGCGCTATTTCATTACGCCAATTAGATTATACATATGAGGAAGTTTAATATATGGCATATAAAGAAAAATACCCTTTGGATATAACGCCACAGGGCGATACTGTACAAGATAGTATTAAGAAAAACCGCGATGAATTATTGAACGTTGCGCAACAAATGGAACTCAAAGCCGGCGGCGGTGGTGGTACTGGCGGTGGTGGTACTGGTGGCCTACGTAATCGCGTATTAAGTGGCAAGGTAAGCAATGGTGAATTCTCATTCTTAACCGGTGATAACCTAAGCGTAATGATTGACGGCAGCCAAACGCCAGTATTGTTATCATTCGCCGACGGTTTCAACGATTACGGCGCGGTTGATTATATCCAAACGATTAACCGTAAACAAAGCGTATGGAGCCTACAGGCTAATAGTACATCGTATTTATACGTTGAACGTTCAGCATCTGGCGGCCTAACTTATGGCAGTACAACACTTGAACCAATGCGCCAGCCTAATGCACCAGCAGCGGCAACGGATAAAATGTATTACAATACAACAAACGAAAAAATGTATGTGTATACTGGCACGTATTGGAAAGCTATATTACGCGTGGTGGTAGCGGTTGCCGTTACAGATGCAACACGTGTTAAATCAATCAAGTATTATGATCCAAATGTAAATACCGCAACAGATGCAGTAATTGGCCCGCGTACTGTTGACGGTAAGGACTATGCATTAACTGACATTCTAAACCAAATGGCGGAAGCTATTAAAAAGATTGCTGGTGATGCTAGTTTCACAAATAACCCAAGCCGTACATTAAAAACTATTACGGATACAGTAAACGGGTTAAGTAACGTATATTACAAGAAAACGGATACAGTAGCCAACGCAACGCACGCAGTCAATGCAGATAACGCTACACATGCAACAACTGCCGATACCGCGGCAAATGTAGAAGCGTGCGTTAAAAAGGCCGGCGATACTATGACGGGTACGCTAAAGGTTCCGGGACTATCTAGTAATCATATTGATTTAGATTATCTTGCTAACAATAAAACTGGTTATAGCGGCGTAACATTTGGCGAATGTAACAACTACGATATATGGGGTTATAAATTTTGGGGTATTGGCGTTATGTTCCCGTGGTATACAAGTGAAGATCGTGTGCTAGGTACTCAATTATATTTTGCCAACAGTAATGCAGCCTTTATCCGTTTTGATACAAACACAAAAGGCATGAGGGATTGGCAACGTTTGGCAACGTTTGAAAGGGATAATTCTCTAACATTCCCAAACGGCGCAAAGTTAAAGGTGGAATAATATGCCTAATATCATACTAGAAAAAGACGGGCGAAGGTATGTATTTGGATTGCATACAGATAAATCCGTAATGAATGGCAATAATATTACGGTTCCATTTAATGGGGTTAATTATTACGCAAGAATTGGCGATGAAAACACACCATTAAAAGTGCACAAAAATGGTCGCTGGTACTCCGTGCAGTATAATCCGGTTGCTTTTAATAATATTTATGTAGACAGACCGGCTAGTGATCGTTCAGAATGGCGTAATACAGTATTTTTCCCAAGTGGCAATTATCGTATCACAATAGACGGAAGCACGCGAGATAGTCGAGAAATACGCATTAACGATAATAGAAACCTTGAAATAGTAATGAATATTATTGGTCAAGGGTATGCCAATCAGCGTTTAAAACTGACTATTAGCGGATATTATGACAGGCAATTACAAGCCGGAAGCAATCGCAATAAATTCAGCATAGAACGAATAGGGGATTAACGATGCAACTTGAAAGCCTTGAAAGCATGATAAAAGACTATGAACGGCGCACGGGTGAACGCGTTAGCCTTGAAGGTTTTTATTTCGATGAAAATAATAACTACAAAGATAAATACAATTACTATTTTAAATGGTTCCCTAATGCTGGGTTCTTATTCTGGACTATCAACGAACATGACGGCGAACGATATTTTACTATCTGGCAGACATACGGTGATATGAAAGTAATAGGAAAATACATCGTTGAAGTAATGAAGATGAATGATCTTGATGTAATTGTAACGGCAACACATCGAAGCGTGCGCGGTTTCATTAAAAAGTGGAACATGGAACGTGTTCCAACTATGGACTATACCTATAATGGGTTTAATTACAAAGTACTAAAAACGGTGCGAAAACACCTTGAAGCGACTTTGTAGAAAGGAAAAGCATGTTTAAATTTGACTTGCAATTATTTGGCGGCGGCGGTAAAAAGTCGAAGGTAAGCAGCATTGATGCCAAACTGCCTACGGCAACGGCCGACGAAAAGCAACTATTACAAGGCCAAATGGATTGGATAAACAACACCAATCGAAGCGCCAACACCTTGCAAGGTATGGGCGATGCGGCCTTAAATAATGTGATAACGCCAGAATACGGCAATATGTATAATGCGTATTTAGGCGCTAACCGTGGCAATCAAAATGCAATCGGCGCGTTACAGAACTTAGTAACAACGGCCGGCGCCAAGAATTTGACTGATAACACGCGTTATGCAAATCAGTTAGCGGCCAGCGTTGATAGTATGAACAACGGCGCAAGCCAATTAGCTAACGAATACAACGGCGCTTTACTGCAAAACCAAAATGCAATGGCTAATATTACAAACGGCCAACTACCTACAGGCTATGCAGATGCTAGACGGCAAGCGTTAAACAATGATTTACAGGCAACTGTAGGCAATGCAGTTTCTGGCCTAGCAAGTCGCGGCATTGTGAATTCATCTATTACAGATAATGCATTAAATGATATTAGCAAGAACGCATCTAATACACTTGCGGCACAATATTCAAATGATTTAGGCCAAGCGGCGGCACTCAATACGCAAGCGCTTAATAATAATTTAAGCGGTATCGGTGCAAAAATGGGGTTATGGGGTAATACCTACAATAACAATCAAAACGGCATTATTAATCAAGCAAATCTAATGAACCAAGGTTATGCAAATCAGATGAATAACGCCGGCACCGCAGCGGGTTTAGTAGGCCAACGCGAAGGGTTAGCGCAAAACCCTATTAATACAGGCGCAACAACACAAAGCGCAGCTATTCAACCGGCCAAAGATTACTACTCTATGAGCCAGTTAAATAACGCGGATCAAGAAGATTTACTTAACAGATTTATGTCATTACGCTATGGACTAGCACAACCAGCACAAACAATGGTTAAGCAAGGTTCTGGCGGTTTCTTTGGAGGACTTATGAAAGGTTTTTGTTTTGTAGCGGGTACTGAAATTGCAACACCAGAAGGTGGCAAGGTTATTGAAACGTTTGTAAATGGTGATACTGTTATCACGTTGGGTGCGGTTAATGATGTAATTGCATTGCATGATATGGGCGAAAAAGAAACACATCGCCTTGAAACTGTATCTTTTGGCGTAACAACTACGCCGACAGAAAAGGTATTAACTCCGGAAGGGTTGAAATTAGTTAGTGAATTGGTAGTTGGCGAAGTTATTATGACGGTTAATGCTTATGAACCTGTTACACTCAGCGAAGCAACTGGCAATACTGAACACGTATACGAATTGCAATGTACTGGTGATAACTTATTCTACGCTAACGGCATTATGGCGGAAGGTATCAATGAAGAAGAATTGAAAGCTATTGCCGAAACACCAGAAGAAGCACCGGAAGAAGCACCGGAAGAAACACCGGAAGAAAAGCCGAAAAAGAAAACTACAAAGAAATCTAACAAATCTGATGAACCAGTAGACGAAGAAAGCGAAGATAACAAGAAAGTAGAGGAATAACACAATGGGCGTAATCTACGTTAAAGATTTTGAACCATGGGCGGCGTTGGGTGAATTAGCCGGTCAATATTTCTCACACCGTTTAGGGGCATTGCAAAATAATAAAATGGCTAAAGGCTATCAAGCAATGTTAGGCGGTGGCGGTGGTGGCGGGGAACAAGACCCGAACACTCCGCAAATTGTTGATAATAATAACCGCATGGCGGGAATGGGTATGCAACAACCTAATAGCGCCGGTCAAATTAATCAGTTATTATCTAATTCCAATAACACATTTGCCAATAACTTGATGCAAAAGAATAACATCGGATTATGGGGCGGTCAAAATCCGGCCGCACCAGCGCAACCGATGCAAGCTAACACAGATGCGCCAAGTAATCCGGTTACGGATCAGCGCTTTAACGCTTATATGAATGAGCCAAGCCCTATGATGCAACAACAATTAAAAGCACAGGCAGCACAGGCACCACAAATGCCAGCAACGCCACCAGTGCAACAAAACACGGGGCTATGGAATTTTCAAAATCTAAATAATACTGGTATTAATACAGGGGTACCGCAAACATACCAAGAAATGATGCAACAACGACAAAACGCACCTTTTCATGGGGCGCCCAATTCGGCCGTAAATGGTAACGCCGATGCGGATAAAGCGCCGGGCCAATACTCTATACCAGATAAAGCAAGCGTAACAAGCGAAGCACGTAAACAACTAGGGGCGAATACACTCGCCCTAGTTAAAGCCGGTTTTGATTTTAAGACGGCGCAAGGTTTAGCCAGCGAACAATATCAAACCGACGTTAATAATATGTACATGAAGCAAGTTAACGACTATCAAGAAAAAGTGCTTGAACCAATGCGCCAACAAATCATGAATAATCTTGTATTTACGCAAGATAAAGACGGCAACCCGGTTGTAGATACATACAACACAAAACGGGTTAAAGGGTTAGCGCCAGCCGTTGCAAGATACAATTATCTAGCAAGTAAAGTAGGCGCTGGCACTATTGATATGAATAACTTGAATAGCATTGCGGCACTTGATAAACCGGATTACAAATTTAGTAGTGCGCAAAACGGCCATATTGTACGTTACAACATGGGCGACGGTACTATTCAAGATATGGGCGGTTATGGCAAGGTCGAAACGAAACAATTTGCGAACGGTCAAGTTATTGTTATGACGCCAGACGGTCAAATGAAAAATATTGGTAATTTCGGGGCGAAAAACATTAAAGTTATGCCAGACGGTAAAACGTATATTGTTGGATCAGACGGCAGCATGAAATATGTAGGTACTCACGTTAAACCGGCAACGGCTACACAGTCCGGCACTAGTGGATATAATGCGCAAGTATTGCGTACGTTATCAGCGCAGCATACCGCATGGGTTAAAGCTAACCCAGACAAAGCAGAAACAGAAAGCCCTTATTACGGGCAGTTACAAAGCGCGTTAAGCGGTGCGCCTACTGCTGGCGGTGCTGGTGCTGGAACACCTACAGTTAAACGTCAGCCGACTTATTCCAGCGAAGAACAAGCAGCAATTTCCAAGCGAATGAACGAACTATCAGCGCAAGGCTGGAGCGACGACCAAATAGCGGCGGAACTTGATGCGGCCGGATACGGTCAATATAAATCGTGGTTAAAATCTTATTAATAAAAGGGGTAGACTATGGGTGCGTTTGATGATATTACAAGCCAATACGGCAAGGCAGCTGGAAACGGTAACGCCTTTGAAGATATAACAACCGAATACGGTTATGACGTAGGCAACGCGCCCAAGCCTACGTTTTGGGATAGCGTTAAAAACAATGCCGAATATGTTGCTAATGGCGTAAAGAATAATATCGAATGGATTGATAAAACCGGCAAAGAAATTAATGACAATGTCGGTAATACATTATCAAACTGGAAAGATGATGTAGTAAACAAATCAAACAATCTAGGCAATGAGTATTCAAAAAGTGCTGCTAATGCCATTGAAGCCAATGGGGATAATTTTTCAGCATTTGACGATAACGGCGACTTTATAAACGAACATGCAACGCCGGGCCTAAACAAGGCAAGAGTAGAAACATATAACACCGCAGTTGGCAAGCCGGCTGGATATCTAGCAATTACTCCGTATGTTCCACCACCGGTGCGAATAGCTGCCGGCGTCCTTGCTGCACCTACGATTGCAAGTGATACGGCGGAAATGTATAACGCTAATGAAGCCGCAGAAAACGAAGGAACGGCACCAGACGGGATTTTAGGGAACAAATATGTTGCTACGGCAAAAAATGTTTTAGTAGACCCAATCGCGGAACCGGTTGGGCGTTTGGTTGATGATCCGGGCGAATTTGCAAAGAATATTGCCATGAACCCTACCAACTTATGGGATAATGTATTTTTACCGGTTGGAATGGTTAAAGGTGTAACACCTAAAAAGGTATCTGGCGCAATCGGTGAGCGTGTAGGACGTGCAGCGGAACATATCAAAGAAAAGGCATCTAATGCCTTTGAAGATATCGGCGAACGTTTTACAAAAGATACACCAAAACTTGAAGAAGGCATTACTTATAATGCGTTTGATGATATACCAGTACCGGAAGAACCGGCAAATACTGTAGAACCGCGCGAATACTCCGAAGGCGGTTTGAACGGTCAACCTATGGAAGGTGAAACCGGTAATATCCAAGCGGATATATATAACCGATATCGTCAACATGGTTTAAGCGACGTTGAAGCGGCTGCACTAACCGGTAATATTGGCGCGGAAAGCAGTTTCAATACAAGGGCGTTAAGTGGCGACGGCTACGGTTCACGAGGACTTATTCAGTTTACTGATGATAGATTGAACGGCGAAAAAGGTTTATTGAAATTTGCGGAAAGTCGCGGGTTGGATCCGTGGGATTGGAGAACGCAAGTTGATTTCAGCGTATGGGAATTACACAATACCGAAAGCGCTGCACTTGAAGCAATGCGGGCGCGCCCAGATGCAACGCCGGAAGAAATGGCCGTTATTGTACGCCAAAAGTATGAACGACCAAATCCAGCAGTTGCACATGATGATGTTCGGGCGCAAATTGCTAAAGAAACATTCGACGGCAATTATGGTAAATATGAAAATAGGCCACGTGATAATACATCGTTTAAAGATAGTACGCTAGACCCTAACTATAGAGGGAATGAACAACCGTTTAAAGATGAGTTTATAGAAAACGAAAAATCCGTAAATGGTGAAGAACCGCATGCCGATTTAAACAGTTTGGTAGAAAATACCGATAAAAAATCAGTTAAAAACGAAGATTTAGGTATAAACTATCAAGGCGAAGGAGAAACGGCCCGTACAGGCGAAATAAATGAATTTCAGCCGAAAGACCGCATAAATACTGACTTTGTAGAGGGTGAAAAACCTAAATTCGAAGAAAAAGCACTTGAAAACGATGCAAGTACTCAATTTAGGTACGAAGAAGATGCACCAAACGAAAGTTTACGAAATGCACTTGACGATTTACCGCCAAAGGCAAAAGAAACTATCATAAATGAATTGAAAGATAATGCATCTGAACCACGATATACCGAATTAGAAAATAAAGTACAATCTAATACGGAAATATTGAAAGACTTGAACCAAGCCACAAAGCCAGATATTCCAAAAACGGAACTTGATGCGGTTAAGGTTCGATTGTCTGAAAGCCTAGACGTACCAGTTGAAAAGTTAAGCCGTGATTATATAGAAACTGTTCGCCGTGATCGTGCTGCTGAATTAATAGCAGATACGCAAGAGTTAAAATTAATGCAAGCAGAACCGGCAGAAGGTGGCGTGAGCAAATACGCGCAGCAACCTAGCCAGCTATTAGACAATGCAACGCATGAGCAAGTACACGAAGCCATGGTGAAAGCATTTGACGGCAACGAAGCAATGGCAAATCGTTATTTAGAAAGTAAAGGCGTTAGACCTACGGAACCACTACAATATAGCGTTAAAGGTAACGAAACGCCGCATACTGGCATTGATGAAGTAGGGCGGTTAGGCCGAAGCGTAACGCGTAGGGAAATATTAGATGCAGTTAATCACTTATTCAATCAACGCGTTAAAAGTGGCCGTTTGGGCCGTCCTAACGTACGCGGTTGGTATAACACAAAAACCGATGTAATTCGTAGCGGTAATTATGGAGAAATTCCAGTTATCATGCATGAATTGGGGCATTATGTAGATAATTATTTCGGTTTCAGTAAAGATGCACGGTTCAATACTGAATTTAATGGCGTTATTCAAGACCGTTTCGGTAAAGCGTATAACAAATTAGGCGATGAAGGAATACGCGGGGAAGGTTACGCGGAATTCTTTAAAGATTATGTAAGTGATCGCGCGAAAGCAAAACGGGAATTTCCAGAATTCTATAATCACTTTACGGAAGCAATCGCAAAAGAACCGGAATTGAACGGTATAACCAATAAATTGTCGCAGCTGGTTCATGAATGGCACCGTCAAGGCGGGGCGGAACGTATCAAAGGCAGTATTTCTTTTGAAAGCAAGGGAAAAGTTAGCCAAGCTATTGATGCGGTTAAGCGCGGCGAAGCTAAAGACGTAATAAAAAAAGCATTAAACGATGTATACACTAAAGCCGTTGATGAATTGAACCCGTTGAAGGATTTAGTTGAAGAAGTTGAACGCCAAACAGGCGAAAAAATTGCCTTTGATGATAACCCTTATATGCAAGCGTGGTTAGCGCGTGGCTGGGTTGGTAAAGCTGAAACGCTTATTGAACACGGTGCGCCGGAACATGGTATAAAATCACTCAAAGATATTTTGAAAGGTATAGGCGAAAAGGAACATAAGGAATTCTCCGCATACCTTGTAGCCTTGCATGATTTAGACCTACATAAAAACAAACAAAAAGCAACGTTTGACTATACCGAAGATGCTGCCGTTTTAGGTAAGCACGCCGGAAACGAACGCTTTCAAAAGGCAGCAGTTGCAATATATAAATATCAAGATTACATGTTACAAATGTTAGTTAAAGAAGGAATGCTAACGGCTAAGGCATATCATACAATGCGTAAAATGTACCCGCATTATATTCCATTCTTCCGCGATATGTCAGATGCTGGCATGCAATCGTTTTTATCTGGCGGAAAGGGTTTCGTTGATGTATCTAGTCCGGTAAAACGTTTTAAAGGCAGCACGCGCGATATTATAGATCCGTTGGAAAGCATAGTAAAAAATACGTTCCAATTCTATAACGCAGTAGAACGCAATCACGTTGGGCGTACATTTGCGAAACTAGCCGATAAAAACGGCGTAGGGCAAATTGTGGAACGTGTAAACGGCAATAAAGCAAAAACTGATAATACATTTAACGTTTGGGAAAACGGCGAAAAAGCAACGTATGAAACGACGCTGGAACTTATTCAAACGATGCGCATGTTAGATAGAGAACAATCGAACATGGTTGCAAAAATCTTATCGTATCCGGCTAACTGGTTACGCGCTGGCGCTACATTATCACCAGAATTTATCTTGCGAAACCCTGTACGCGATATGATAGGCGCATCTATTTATTCTAAACATGGTTTTATTCCTGTAGTTGATACTTTCAAAGGATTGGCACTATTCCTTAAAAAAGGCGAATTATATTGGGATTATATGAAATCCGGCGCAGCACATGCGGCAATGGTTTCATTAGACCGCGACTATTTAGGCGGTCAATTACGCGATATTATGAGCCGTGAAAGTAAGGTTACTAAGCTAATTAAAAACCCTATTGAAGTATTACGCGCTATGAGTGAAGCAACAGAAATGGCAACACGATTGGCGGAATTCGATAATGCACGAAAGGGTTATACTGGTGTTGGTAATCGCCTATTTGGGAAAGATAGAAAGCCTTTAACTGCAAGAGAAGCAGCACTCGAAAGCCGTGATATAACGCTAGATTTTAGCCGTAGGGGTTCGCATGTTAAAAAGGCAAATCAAGTAATAGCCTTCTTCAATGCTACAATCCAAGGCGCTGACAAAATGGCCCGTGCGTTTAAAGAAGATCCGCGCGGCATGACGGTTAAAACTATGCTATATATCACGTTACCAAGTATTTTGTTATGGTATATGAACAAAGACGACGAACGCTATCAAGAGTTGCCACAATGGGAAAAAGATACATTCTGGATAATTCCGGGTAAAGAAAATATGTATAGGGTTCCTAAGCCGTTTGAAGCTGGCGTGCTATTTGGTACATCGTTTGAACGTATGTTGCAGTATTTTGACGATGCAAAAAACAACCGTAAAAGCGTAGGTTTTAAAGGTTTCGGCGATAGGGTAATAGATAGCCTTGCACCTAGTTTTATGCCTACGGCTATGATACCGGTTGTTGAAGCTATGACAAATTACTCTTTATTTAGACAACGGGATATTATTCCGCAATCTCAAGAAAATTTACCGGCACGCCTACAGTACGGCGCTAATACAAGCGAGGTTGCAAAATTTGTAGGCGATAAAATCAACGTTTCGCCGTATATTGTAGATAATACAATAAGAGGGTACGGCGGCGGCCTTGCTGGGTTAGGTTTAAGCGGTATTGATGCGGTATCTGGTGCAAAAGAAAATAATGTATCTAAAAAATGGTACGAAGCACCGGGGTTAAGAGGGTTTACGGCGGCACCTTATCAATCATCTAATAGCGTGCAGCGTGTATATGATGATTATAAGGAACAAGAGAAATTGCATAATGAGTTTAAACTAACGGGGCAACGTCCAGACGGATACGATGCCAAAGAATTCGCAAAACTCAAAAATGCGAGTGATAGCTTAAAAGGTTTAAACAAGGCATCTAAGGCGATCATTAATAATGAACGCATGAGCGGCGAACAAAAGAGGGAACAACTTGATAAGATAAATATGAGAAAAGCCAATATAGCGCGTAGCGTTTATGGATTGGGTAAGGTTAAATAAGGGGCGCATAATGGAGTTTATTGTAAATTTTTTTGTTGAGTGTTGGAACTCTTTAACGGAAGGGTTCGTATTGAAGGCAATATTAAGTTTTGCGGCAGCCGTCGCAATATGGCTTATTGGAATTAAACACGTCCAGATTTTGGGCGTGTTTATTTTATTGGTATTCATCGACCTTTTCACTAAATGGGCGGCTATTGCCTATCAAATGTTAATTGATGAATACGGATATGATAAAGACCAAATGGCGGTATGGGAAAAATATCGCGCAATACCGTTGGCGTTTGAAAAGGGCCTAATTTCGAGCCGATACATGCGAAAAGGTTTTGTGTTTAAAATTTTAACCTATGTTGCAGCTACAATGGCGGCCGTATTATTCGATGAAATGAGCGGTCAAAAGCAATTCGCGGTATCGTTGGTTTGGTTGTATTTGGGTTCCTGTGAATTCCTATCTATTATGGAAAACCTACGCGATGGCGGAAATGTAATGCTAGGTAAATTCTTAGATTTAATTAGAACTAAAATTGAAAACAAAGTTAAATTATAGGGGGTACAATGCGAGGTATTGATGTAAGCGAAAATAACGGTGTAGTTGATTGGGGCGCGGTCAAGGCTAATGGGTTTGATTTTGCGATTATTCGCATCGGATATGGTCGCGGTAATTTAGATAGTGAATTCTATAACAACGTAAATGGTGCAATTAATGCCGGTTTAGCTATTGGGGTATACCATTATTCCTACGCTATGAACGAAGAACATGCAGCATATGAAGCCGAATTCGTATTGAATACACTTAATGATGCCGGCTTGACTGTGGATAAATTGCCAATGGGCGTATGGTTTGACATGGAAGATGCTGACGACTACAAGGCAGAACGTGGCATGCCTACGGGCCAAGAATTAACAAATATTTGTAGTGTGTTCATCAATAAGTTATGGCAAGCCGGTTACGTTAATACTGGCTTATATGCTAGTTATGACTGGTTAGTAAATGTATTAGACGTTAGCCAGTTGGGCGGTTGCGCTATTTGGTGCGCACAATTAAATAGCCAATGCGACTATGAAGGCGCTAATTTGTGGCAATATACATTTACTGAAAACATCGAGGGCAAGGAATTTGATGCGGATTTAGTATTGAATTGGCCTATCTAACGGGGGTATTTTATGGATACTATCAAGCAATTCATAAAGGCGTATTTACCAGTTATCACAGTAGCATTACTTATGCTGCTGGTGGTAGTTGCCGGCCTATTCGCCTATAATGTGATGCATACCAAAAAGCTACAAGAACCGGTTATTATCAATCAGACCATAGCAAAGAACCCGCACAAAATGGCGGATACATTAAAAATCACGCCGAAGGAAGCGACGGAAGTTATTTCCTATAAGGAAAGTACTGAACCTGTGGCAACGTATTATACACAGGCGCCAACGTTACATGATGCGGCAGTCATAACAAAAAACGCTATCAAGGATAAATCGCCGAATATTCCAAAGGAAGCCATAGAAAAAAGCGATAGAACCGCAGTTGTTGAAAATACCGATGAACAAAAGGTTGATGTATATAAAATCAACCTTAACAAATCGCATCGCATAATGGGCGGCGTTACGGTACTGGAAACAGGCAAGGTATATGAAACAATAGGTTATCAAGCTGGCGACTTTCAAGGCCTAGCGCATTTTGACGGAAAGCATTTCAAAGGGGCCAGCGCGCTTTATACATTCGCGAAATGGTAGGTGATCCGATTATCTCCGCGCCGTACGGTTTACGGTGAAGTGTAATTCATTTAATGAAAGGGTATATGATATGAAAACATTTACATTTGAAGGCAAAACTCATATGTTCGCGGAAGAAGTAAACCCAAAGAAAGACGGTTTATATACCGCAACACTCACAGACCATAACAACGTACGTTGTGAAATGTGGTTTGTAAACGGCGAATTGAAACGCCTTGTTGAATTAGATTAATACTAAAAGGGGTACCCTAGCGGTACCCCTCTTTTTTTGTTTTGACGTCAAAAATACGGCAAAAATTTCATACAAAACTATATAATTTTGTGGATAGAATTTTAAAATTTGCGTTGTGGCCAATCAGTTAAAAACTACAATATGCTATTTTATGGATAAAAATTATCATATACGATATAATGAATTGTTAGGAAGAAATTAATTATATTTATATAGAAAGAAGGGACAGCATGGAAATAAATAAGGTTTATTCTGGCTTTCGCCTTGACCGCATTGAGCGCATTGATGAGATCAATGGTACCGCTTATGAAATGAAGCACGAAAAGTCTGGTGCTCGTTTAATTTATATTGATTCACCAGATTCTAATAAAGTAT